GAGTGAACAAGAATTAATAGAAAAAGTTGGAACTGATGCTGCCAAAGATTTAATTGAAAAAGCAAAAGTTACTCTAAGAAAAAATCGTCAAGTAGAAGAAAGAAAAGATAGATTTGAAGAACTTGCTGATACCGATACTAAAGTGGGTGTTTTTACTAATGTCTTATTAAGAATTAATAATTACCAAAAAAATCCAACAGATGAAGAAGCTCTTAATGAACTTCCAACAGAAAGTGAATTATACGATCTTTTAGACAAAGGTTTAATCAACGAACCTATGTTTGCAAAATTATCAGTAGCTATGACTGATGAGGATGGTTTTTCTGATGATGAAACTTTAGCTTTAATAACAACTCAAATCTACTCAGCTAATACGATTGAGCAGTTGGATGAAATTGAAAAAGCATATATTGCAGATACAGATACTTTGAAAGCTCTTAACAATAGAGATCTAAGTTTATTTTCTGCTTATATTAATAAAGCTAAAACAGATTTTGAAAGCCACAAAGATTTTAAAGCTTACTCAAAACTAATTGATAGCAATATAGCTAATCTTAGTAATTTAAGAGAAAGAAGATCTGTCAAGTTTGCAGAAAATATTGCAACAAGAAAACAATTAATACAAATGGCATTCTATGAAAAAGTTTCAAATGGAATGTCTCCAAAAGATGCTTACTTGGATGTACTTCAAAATGAATTTGAATATGATGCAATTCCTAATCTAAATAATATTCCAGCACCTTATTATATGAAAGGTGTTGATTACTATTCTAAGATCAAAGACGATCCAGATTATTTTGCAAAACAAAATAAATTTGCTGCTGAACTATTTAACAACTCAAGAAAAACAAATAGAGATTTACAAGAATATATTAGCAACTTATCTAAATTAGATTTTTTAGAAGATGTCTTTGCTATTAGATACCAATTAGCTCCAGGAACTGAAGAAGATAAATTAAAAGAAGCTACTCAAACTGGAATAACAAGTTCACTTAAATTACCTGAATAATATGGAAAACAAAAATTTATTAGATGAAGTCTATTTACCAGAAATAGAAAAACAAAACTTTTATAACAGTAAGCCTTATCAATTATTAAAAGATAATGGAGGCGATCCAACAATATTAGAAAATTACGAAACAAAAGAAAAAACAACTTCAGTTACTTTTGATGAGTGGATTAATGAAGGTGGTAGTAAAGAGGATTGGATAGCAAAACATGCTGGTCCAGAAGTACAAAGAGATTTCTTCTCAGCTATGGGAGATTTTGTTTTAGATCTTGGTAAAGATGGAATTAGAAGTATAGCTGTTGGTGCAACTAATGGAGTAGATTTTGCAGTTAACCTTGCACCTGTATTAACTAAATTATATGACATGTCGCCTATTGGCTTGCCAGCTGGCACATTAGAAAAATCTGGTATTCAAGATGATATTGTTGCAAAAGCTACAGCTGCATCTGAAAAACTAGATGAGGCTAGAGAATTTCTAAAAAATTATAAAGATGATGGAAATGTAGTTTCAAAACTTGTCCAGGTCATGGGACAGGATTTAATGTACTCAGTTCCTATCTATAATAAATTAAAATCAGTTGGTATGCCTACTGTTCCAGCTTTTGTAATATCTGGTGGTTTAGGTGGTGCTATTGGTATTGAGAAAAAACTTAAATTTACTGGCGATGATACTGAACAATATAATTCTACATTTACACAAGATTTCTTTGGCAAAGATATTTCTGAACTTAAAAGATTAGTTGGAATATTACCTAACACTCCATACGATGAAATAGCAGATGAAGTAACACAAGCTTTTGAATATGGAGCTTTCTCTTATGCTATTCCAAAAGTCATAGATGCGTTTAAGTTTATGAAAAAGAATATTCCATATTTTGCTGCTGGTGGTGCTATGACTGTAGCTCCAACAGATGCAGAAGCTAATCCATTTAAAGCTATAACTAATGCAGTAACTAAAAGTCCAGTATTCAAATCAGCAGTTAAAGAAACTGTTGAACAAAAGATTACTAAAGGACCTGGAGATCAAATTTACAATACAATTAAAAATACTCCTGGTGTTAAAGAAAGTGAATTGAAATGGATTGGATTAGAAAGTTTTTTAAAAGATAAAAAAAATGTTTCTCAACAAGAGATATTAGATTTTATTGAAGCTAATAGAATTGATGTTAATGAAAGAAGATTTGGAGCAGCTGAAAGACAAGGAGATGAACCTAAAGATCTTAAAGATTTTACAGATGATGAATTTTTAAAATTAGAAAATAAAATTTTTGAAGATATTGAGGCTGGTCGTGTAAGAGATGAATATAGATATGTTGCTGATCATATCAGTTATTTAAGAACAGCTAATTTTCAAAGACTAGATAATTTTGGAATAAACAAAAAAGAATTTTACGATGATCTGCCATCTGAATTTACAGCTCAAAATTATAATATGAGTAATTACATGAGTGATAATTACTTATGGCGAGCTGTTGATGGATTAGATGATAGTTTTGCTAGTCCAATTGGATATGATTATTGGGAAAGTACATTTGCAGATTTTTATGAAGTTTTTGCAATTAAAAGTAAAAGCACAAATCAATTAGTTGATGATGCTCTTGAATTAGAACTTTACGAAAATTTTGCTCTAAAAGAAATGACACTTCCAGATGAGATGATTAGAAATGCTGATGTAAATAATGGCTTTCATATTCAATCAGATGCGTTTGATAAATTCAAAAAATATTTAGATGATAATGGAGCTTACATTGCAAGATATAACAAAATGGAAATTCCTAAAGATCAAAGAAAAGCAGTATTCAATGAAACGATGATTAGATCTAATGAGGAAATGTATTATCAAAATTCTGGAGATATGGACAGCATAAGCCAAGCTATGGAGGAATATGTTGGTGCTGGATTAAATAGAGGTAAATATGAACAATACACAGCTCCTGGAGGCGAAGCATATAGTGAAATAGTATTCACTCTTTCTAAAGGTGGAGAAAATCTTGGAAACACAATTCCTATTGAAACACCAGTTACTAAAAGAGAAACAGCATTTTCTCTTGGTCTAAGATCATCTCCTCACTTTGATGTATCTGGAGAAATAGCTCATGTAAGATTTAAAACTAGAGATCAAGGTAATATGAGAATTTTATCTGTTGAGGAAATGCAATCGGATTTAGTTCAAGCTGTAAAACAAAGCAATGAAAGAGAAATAGATCAGATGAGAACTAACTATCTAAGCAGAAGAAGCATGGAGCAGCAACAAGCTAATGTTTTTGAAAATATTTCAGAGGATGAAGTTCAAGCTTATTTAAAGAATAATGAACCAAAAGATATAATTAAAGACTTTCCATTTAAAAATAATTGGTACGAATTAGTATTAAAAAGATTAATCAGATATGCAGCAGATAATGGTTATGATGCTATATCAATTCCAAAAGCAAAAATAATTCAAGATAGATACAATCTAACTAGAAGAATTAACAAATTAAATATCACAGCTTATTTTCCAGAAAGACAAGAAATAGGAATTATGGGTAGAGATCAAGATGGAATTACTGAGTTTGATGATCTTTATACATTTGAAAAATTAAAAAAAGAATTTGGAGAAGATGTCCAAAAAAAAATAATTGATTTAGCATCTAAATCTGAATTGGATGATGCTCTCACAAGAGCAGAAACAGACTATAAAGCAATAGTTGATGGCGATGATGAATATCCATCTTTAATTTTAGACAAAGCTATAGAGATTGGTGGTCAAGGAAAAGCAAGATTATACAATAAAACAATTCCAAGCTTTCTTAAAAAGTATGGCAAGAAATGGAATGCTAAAGTTTTTGATGATGAGATTAAAACAAGTGATGGCATAATATCTGGCAAAGCTGAAGATAGATTTATGCCTGTAACAATTATTGAGATCACTCCAGAGATGAAGCAATCAGTACAAACTACATCTCAACCATTGTTTGAACTGTTTGGTGGAGTGTCAATCGGAAGTTTAATATCTGAGAGTGTATCAGATAACATGAAAAACAATATTATTTCACAAAACACAAATTAATAGTAATAAATAAATATCTTCAAATATTTGTTTTTACAAATTTAGGAATTTCAAAACATGGTAGCTAAGTCAATTGCAAAAATCCTTGGTGGAGGTAAGCCAAAACCAAAACAATTTCCAGAAGGATCAAAGTTTAATAAGGAAGAAGCACAGACATTATTACAAGAAGCTCAAAAAAAAGTTGAGAAGATAGAAGCTCAAGAAATTAAACCAGTTAATACTGCTGATTTAGTTAAGAGCTCAGATGATTTAGTTATCTCTGGATCTAAAGTTGCTCCAGTTTTAACACCACAAAAAGTAATTAAAAAAACAGTTTCTGCTCCAAAATCATCTAAGCAAAAAGTAGATGAATTTTTAACAGAGGAAGAAAAAATTTTAAATGAAGCAGATCTTTCTCCACAAAAACAATTAGATGAATTTAATATAAATACATTCAATACAAGTGAGGATGTATTAAGATCAGTTAATGTTATCTCAAGACAATATAAAGATGATATTGCACAAAGGACCAGAGGAACTGTAACCTGGAAAGAGACAAACGAATTAGCTGAGATCCTTGGAGAAAATGCTGAAACATTAGCTGGTAATTTATTAAAGCTTAGACCTGGATCGCCATTAAATGCTACTGAATTAAAGGCTGCAAAAAACTTAGTTATTTACCAACATAAAAAATTAACTGAACTTGCTAAAAGAATGAGGTCTGAAGAAGCCTCAGATAAACTTGCTTTAGAGTTTGCAAGACAACATGCAGTAACAGCACAATTAACAAAAGTTTTTAAAGGTGCACAAACTGAAGTAGCTAGAGCATTAAATATTTTAAAAGAGCCTGTTCAAGAAGGTGCAATAAGAAATTTATCTTTAGATGAATTGAATAGAAGTAATATCTTGATGCAAGTTGGTGGTAAAGAAGCTATGCAAAATGTAGCTGATCTTTATTTAAGAACACCAGGATTAAGTAAGAAGATTACATTTACAGAAAAAAGTCTTGCTGCAAAAACTTCTGATGCCTTAGTTGAAGTATTTTTAAATAATATCTTAGTTGGAATACTTACACATATTAAAAATGTAGGTGGTAACTTCATATTCAAATCTATTCAAAGAGCTGAAAGAAGATATGCCTCTAAAATGTATGGTGGCAAAACAGTAGATAGTGTTGCTGAATTTGAAGCAGATGCTGCTGCATTTGGAGAACACTTGGCAACAACTAATATGTGGAGAGCATTTAGTGCTGATTTTAAAAAATTAAATTTAAAAAAACCTCTTCAAAGTTACAAAAACTTTCCAGGCATGAATAGTTCAATAGCTGGAACTAAATACGAAGCTCCACCAGATGCCTTTTCAGCAAGAGGATTTGGCATGAAGCAAGAAAGTGTTTTAGGTAAATCAGTTGATGTACTTGGAAAGATTTTAACTTTTGACAGACTGCCATATAAGTTTTTACAAAATGCAGATAACTATTTTAAAAATGCTGCTTATCAAAGTGAACTATATGCTTTAGCTTACAGAGAAACTTTAAAGTTAGTTAAGTTAAATAATATCGCAAAAGAAAAAGCTCCAGATGTATTAGCATCATTAATAACTAATCCACCTGAATTTATGACAAAGGCTGCTTATGATGCTGCCTTAGAAAAAACTTTTCAAACTCCATTAAGCAAAAGAAATGATGCAGTTGGAGATATAACAAATTTAGTATCAAACATTAAAAATGCAAAAGTATTAAATCCAATAACAATTATTACTTCTCAATGGTTTCCTTTTTTAAGAACTCCAGGAAACATTGTTGGAGTATCAATTGAAAGAACTCCTTTTATGGGAGCTAACAGAGTTTTAAGAAGTTACAGAGAAGCTCTTGCTAGAGGTGGTGCTGATGCAGAGATGGCAAAAGCTAAAGCTGCAACAGGCTGGGCTTTTATGGCAACTTTTGTACCTCTTGGTTATTTTGGTTACTTTGGTGGATCTGATGCAGATCGATATGCTGGCAGAGATAAGTATTTATTAAAGCAAGCATCTGGCAAACAGCCAAAAAGTTTTAGGTATCATAATTTTATAAAAGAGAACTTTCCACAAGTTGCTGAACTAACTGGCTTAACAGGTAACAAACTTCAATTAAGTTTAAATGGATTTGAACCAGCTGTTTTATTAGCTTCTAATGCTGCTGATATTGGAGCAATTCTTGCAAGGTTAAGAGATGATTGGCGAGGTTATGATACTGACAAAGTAAGAATGATCTTAGATTTCTATTCTGCTTATGCAGTAGCTTTTGGAGAAAACATTTTAAACTCTTCAGTTTTATATGGCTCTTCAAAATTAATAGACATGATCTCTCACTTAAAAATGTCTGAAGATAAAGACATGGTTTTAAAAGAGTATGGAAAAAAGATGGTTGCCTCCTCTACTCCATTTATGACTTTTTTAAATCAGTTTGAAGATTTAGGTAAAGAAGAAATTGAAACAGAAAAATATGGAATTGTTAATAAAGATGATTTCGTAAAATTAAACATCGAATTTAAAGATATGATCCAGAAAAACTTTCCTGGATTTGAAAATGATTTACCTTTAGATGTGGATTGGCTTGGAGATCCTAGACCTAAGTTTTCTGTATTATCTTCATATACTGAAGATCCAATAAATATAGAAGCTGCTATAATCGGTTATGAACCAAGACCACCAAGAAAGAAAATTCAGATTACTGTTGAAAATGTAAAAACTAAATATGGAGATCTTTCATATCCTATAACAGTAAATGTACCTTTAAAAAATAAAGAGTATGCTTTGTATGATTACAACATCGGTATCAATACAAAAAAATATTTAAAAGAATTAATTAACTCAGAAGAATACAAAAGCTTAACAGATAAAGTTGAGAAAAAAGATTTATTTGCAGATGAAGTAACTTTTGCAAAAAAAGAGATTACTGAAGAATTTAAAACAGAAGCTAATCCTTATTACAACGATATTTATAAAAGAGCTGAAAAGCTTGCTCTTCAACAATGGTCTGAAGAAAACAATTTAAAGATGGAGTAACAATTGACTATATCAACAACTACAATCAAAAACAGTTATAATGGAGATGGCTCTACAACAGCCTTTACTTATACTTTTAAAGTAGCTGATCAAAATGAAATTGAAGTAATCATTAGATCTTCAAATGGAACTGAAACAGTTAAAACTTTAACTACTCACTATACAGTTAGTGGTGTTGGTAATGCTGGTGGTGGAACTGTTACATTCACATCTGGTAATATTCCAGTAAGTGGAGAAACAGTAGTTCTTAGAAGAGATACAGATATTACTCAAACAATGGATCTAATTGA